TGCCCGCCAACCCTAAAGCGCGGGTTTCGGCGGTCAAGTCGGCGGGCGAAATGACGAAACGCGAATTCGAGCGCGCTTTGGAATGCGGGACGCTTCCGAAGCTGACGTCGAGTGAGGCCAAAAGGCTGCTTTCAGGCGGTTTCGAGGCCATGACCGCCGCGCGGGACGCCGGCGATCGGGAAGCCGCGGATATCTTGCGGCGGTTTCGCGCGCTGCGCGGTGAATGACCTCTCATCAAAGGGTAAAACTATGAATCACTTCGAACGCAAGAGCTACGAGCGCAAGGATTCCGGCGCCGTCGATCCCGCGGTTTCCGCGCTTTTTGCCGAGCAATTGAAGACTTTCGAAGCCTTCAAGGCGACGAATGACGCGCTCGACAAAGAAGTCAAAAAGCTCGGTTCGGCCGATGCGCTGACCGAAGAGAAGCTGGCCAAGATCAATAAGACGCTCGACGAGTTGGGCGACTCGATTAAGCTCTCGCAAAAGCACGCCGAAGAGATCGAGGCGAAGTTCAACCGCGGCGGCCTGGGCGGCCGCGGCGGCGAAGACGCCGAGATCAAAGCCGCCGGCGATTTCGCCGCGCTGACCGGCCAGGCGGTCACGCTCGACGATTTCCGCGATTATAAGAAGGGCTTCGCAACCTATATGCGCAAAGGCCCCGACGGCCGCCAGCCCGAGCTGAAAGGCCTCTCGGTCGGCTCCGATCCGGATGGCGGCTATCTGGTCACGCCCGACGTCTCCGGGCGCATGGTCAAGAAGATTTACGAATCCTCGCCGATCCGCCAGGTCGCGAGCGTGATCACGGTCGGCACCGACTCGCTCGAAGGCCCGATCGACAATGGCGAAGCGGGCGCCGGTTGGGTTGGCGAAAAGGCGACGCGCCCGGAGACTGCGACCCCGCAGCTCGGCAAGTGGATTATTCCTGTCAATGAGGTTTACGCCGAGCCGCGCGCGACGCAGAAAGTGCTCGACGACGCGATGATCGATCTTGAGGCCTGGCTCGCGAGCAAGGTCGCCGACAAGATCGCGCGCGTCGAAAACGCCGCTTTCGTCTCTGGCGATGGGCAGCTCAAGCCGAAAGGGCTGTTTTCCTATAATTTCGCAGCGACGACCGACAAGGCGGGAACGCGGCCCTGGGGAACCTTCGAATTCCTCGGAACCGGCGTTTCCGGGGCGTTCGCCGCCTCCAACCCGGCGGATGCAATCTATGATCTCGTCTATCGGCTGAAGGCCGGTTATCGCACAAACGCGCGCTTCATGATGACGCGCGCGACCGTCGGCGCCATCCGCAAGTTCAAGGACTCGACCGGCCAATATCTGTGGCAGCCGGCGCTGACCGCCGGACAGCCGCAGACGATTCTTGGATATGAAGTCGCCGAAGGCGAGGACGTCGCCGAGATCGCAGCAAACTCCTACTCGATCGCGTTCGGCGATTTCGCCGAAACCTATCAAATCGTCGATCGCGTCGGCATTTCGGTGCTGCGCGATCCCTTCACGCTCAAGGGCTGGGTGAAATTCTACACGCGTCGCCGCACTGGCGGCGGCGCGGTGAATTTCGAGTCGATGAAGTTCCTCAAGTTTGCCTGAGATCGCGCCGCAGGGCTGATCTCTCGGCGGATGGCGGCCGCCTTTCAGGATCGGGCGGCCGCCATTTCCTTTCCCTCTCCTTCGAAAGTTATCGACATGACCCCCGAACGCGACGCAGTTTCGAGCTGCAAGGTTGTCAACGCCATCACTCCCGCCGTCTATGCCGCCGATCAGGCGGGCGACCTCGTGGATCTCCGTGACTATCGGTCCGCGACTTTTTTCCTGCATATTGGCGTCGGCGGCATCACCTTCAACGGAACCAATAAGATCGAATTCGTGCTCCAGGCCGGAAATGCGAGCGACGGCTCCGATCTCGCCAATGTCGTCGACGACGATATTATCAATATCGACAGCGTGGCGCCGGCGTCAGTTTCGAACGGAATCATTTGCGCATTGACCGCCGCGCATGCAGCCGCAACAGTTCAAAAGATCGGCTATATCGGCGGCAAACGCTACGCCAAGCTAACCGCTGATTTTTCCGGCACGCATGGCACGGGAACGCCGATTTCATCCGTGGTCGAGCTGGAAAACGGCGAAATCAACCGCGTCGCGTAATCCGAAGGCGCATTTGCGCGTGGACTTTGATAATGGCGACGATGACGCCCTTATCACCGCCATGATCAGCTCCGCAACGGGCGCGCTGCATTATCTCAACCGCACGATTGCGCCGTCAACGCTGGCGCTCGATCTCGACACCTTCGCCGACGAGATCGCCCTCCCGCGACCGCCGCTGATCAGCGTCGGCTCGATCACCTACAAAGACGCCGCCAACGCGACGCAAACCCTCTCGCCTAGCGTCTATGAGGCGGTGATCGACAGCGAAGGGCTCGGCTTTGTCCGCCTCGCCTATGGCCAGAGCTGGCCCGAGA